ATAATATATAATATGCCATTTATTAGTAGTTATAATGGGGCTATGCAAATACTATCATCAATCGGCACTGGCTCTTGTAAAGGAAGTTGTAAATCATCCTGGATTCGTAACCTAAAATATGCATTAAAAACAAAAACAAATCCTTTAGGATTAAATAAACAACAACGTAAAAATTTGACTGAAAAAATAAAAAGCGTTTCTGGAAGAGATGCTATAAATAATCATAATAAAACATTGAAAAAATATAAAAACAGAAAATCACCACCATATCCAGCAAATGAAAATTGTAATAAAAAAATGAAAGGCAATGATGGTAATATGTATATATCTAAACCAAATAAAAATAATGTATGTTCTTGGAAAAAAATCTAATTGTCTAATTGTTCTTATTCATCTGATTATTCATTTGATTTTTTTATTTCATTTTCGATAATATTTTTGACTAATAATTCATTACGTAATTGTGTAGTTTCAGCATCTTCAACATCACGTTCTTCGAAATTAATGGTTTCTTTAACACCTAATAAATTACCTTCTTCATCCATTGTTTGTGTTAAAACATTACCACTTTTCTTTGCTTTCTCAACGTTCTCAATAATAGCCTTCTTTTTTGTTTCACGTACACGTTCTTCGAATTCCTTTTTAGCCATTTCTTCGTTTTTGAGTTTTTCTTTATGAAGTGCATTGAGTTCTTCTTCCAAATGTTCTACACGGCCAGTTTTATAAGCATCTGGATCCCATGGAACCCAGATACCTACAGGGCCGACAAAAATATCATGGTTAGGGTCTTGTTCACGTAGTTTTTTACATTTCATTTCGGCCTCTTCTTGAGATGGAAAAACGCCGCGGATTTTCAATCCCCTTACAGATGTTTGGAAAGCATGTTCACGATTGAATTGTTCATTTAATTTTTCTTCTTGCTTATCCATGAAATTTTTATAATCATCTTCGATGCCACTTTTTTTGAGTTTATCAGTTTCTTCTTTTACGAAGTCATTGAAATCATCAATAAGGATCTCTACTTTTAGATTATATTTATATGCAATAAAATGGACAAAATCGAAATATCTTTCCATAGATTTAGAGAATTCCCATTGTTTTATGAATTGATCAAATAAATAAACTTCGCGTTTTTTAAGAGTTTTTTCAGGTGAAACAAAAGAAATACATGCGAATTTTTGTCCTGCGATAGGTGTATCTTCATCACATAAATCGATGTATTTAGGATTTGGTTTACCATTTGGAAGAATTTTTTTTTCAAAACTCATTTTATAATTTTAATTTGTTTTTATGTTTAAGTAATTTGCTATCAATATTAATAATTTATTTTATTTAGGAATTATTTTGTTGGTATATAATATATTAATAGAATGTCAGGAATGTTCGATTTAACAGAGCTTATTAAGCGCGTTATCAAATATTTAATCGAAGGTTTAGTTGTTGCCGTTGTTGCCACAATTGTTCCTCGTAAACCATTAAATGTTGAAGAAATTGCTATTATTGCACTAACTGCTGCTGCTGCATTTAGCCTACTTGATGTATTCATCCCATCAATGGGTGCTTCAGCCAGAAATGGTGCAGGTCTTGGTCTAGGCTTAAATCTAGTCAAATTCCCTATGTAAACCAAAAAATTGAATACATAATATAAATTTTTATTATATAAAAATATAATGAAAATGATAGATCATACAATTAAAAACTTATCTATAGAATTACTTCATAATAGCGTATTCTATAAAATTATTTATGCAAATCAATTGACTCTTAACGATATTGGTAAAAAAATATATTTAGTACATCGTTATGGCATTAGTTGTAGAAAAATAACCAAAGTATCTGATAGACATTTTACACATTCAGCATTAGACGATTCTAATAAAGCAGAAACTCTTATATCATATTTTGTGTTTCCTATATACATGACTATCAGTCGAGATAAATTATTCGATGCATCCGTCCGTATAATTTTAGATAATGCTGCTGGAAATAAAAAAACAAATTCTGTAATGGAATTTTTCAATAATCGATATTTGGTATCATATATTAGTAGTTTTTTGGAGTGATGTTTTTACGTTTAATATTTAGGAATTTTTTATTTTGATAATATAAAATGGATAATCGTGATGAAAAAATCGCAGCTTTAGAGGCTGAAATTGAAAGACTAAAAACAAAATTAGAAAAATATACAAATAACGAACGTCATCGTAAATATTATGAAAAAAACAAGGAACGTGTCAAAGAAAATGCAAAACAATATTTGAATCGTCTCAAAGAGGAGAACCCTGATAAACTAAAAGAATATAGACATCGTGCATATATGAAACGGAAAGAGAAGATCAATGATACTGATAAAGTATAATTCGGTAAAAATATTTTTTTATTTTATGTATCAAAATTATAATGAATACTAATTTTGATACATTAGCTAGTGGATTGAAAAGATATATAGAAAATTTAGAAAAAGAAAATGCGGAATTGAAACAGCAATTTTCATCATTGATAACTGAGGTAAAAGAAGATAATTTTAATAGTATTACTGATAGTGGGTTAGAGACTGGTCAAAAGATTATTGTAGCAGGTGATAGTCATTCTATTTTTTTTTATAAATCCAAAAAAATGATTGCATTATGGGGAGGAATGACACACGAATTTCCTATAACAGTTTATAGATTGATTAATTCAAATATTGATATCCGCGATATACCGAGAATTATAGGAAGAGGTCATGAAAATATAGTTATTGGTGAAAACGATTTTGTAATGTATACTTGTGGGTTCAATGATATTCAAAAAAATATATATTTACATGCTAAGGATAGATGGCAAGAAGAAACCGCGACCTTGTTAATCAAGTATATTAATTTGTTTTTGTATTACAAAAAAAATTGTAATATTATTCCAATAATATGTTGTATATATCCAAATCCGTTACCCGATGCACCAGGTGTAACCACATTCGGAACATATGAAGAACGTCATATGTATACAAAATATGCTAATTTAGTTTTGAAACAATTATGTAGTAATAATAATTTATTATTTTTCGATATTTATGATTATATTTCTGACGAAAAAGGGTTTATTAAAACGGAATACAGTGATGATAAAATTCATTTAGATCCAAACAATAATGAATTGAGAAAATATGTAGAGACGAAACTTATAGATTTATGTAAATCATATTCTGCGTGATTTTTTTGTTTTTGAGCGTTTCGATTTATTGGATCGTTTCGTTTTTTTGTTTTTCTTGGTTTTACCACCTCCAAATTTATAATTTTTTTTCAATTGGATTATATTATCTATTTTTTTTTGAATATTATTCTTGTTATTTTCATTAATATTTTTATCTTTTTTTAATTTTTCTAATTCTGTTTTATATTTATTTAATATTTCTTTAGCTGTTTTTTTTTCTGTATCAGTATACGTTCTTGTTTTTTGTTCAGAATAATTTTTTACAATATCATAATAATTTTTATTGAATTTAATATTTTCTTCTATATTTTTTATTAAATAATCAAGAGATTGTTTAGGAAGTGGTGCCACTGTATCAACATTAGTAGTTGTTTGAGTATCAGTGGTTGTTAGAGTATTAGTAGTATCCATAGTATTAGCATTAGTATTAGTATTAGTAGTATCCATAGTATTAGCATTAGTATTAGTATTAGTATTAGCATTAGTAGTATCCATATCATTAGTATTAGTATTGGTAACATTATTAATTGTATTTGTATTTTTACGAGGACAATATTTACCTTCAAAATATGGTATATCAAGTTCAAGATATTTTGACGTATAATAATTGGGAGATGTCATATCATGAGAACCACACAAAAATTGTTTTACACAGTTATCATCATCATAATCTCGTATTTTCTTAATTGAATTATTTTTTTCTGTTTCTTGTTTTTTTTTTATTTCACCGCTTGAATTAATTTTATTATATCTTAATATAATATCTAAATCAGCTGTTATTTGTGTTTCATCACAATTACTCATTATTATTTATAAACTATAAATAATAATTAGATATTATCTAAACCGTCGGACAAAATTCCCAATCTAAATCATTACATACTTTTTTCCATATCATATCCTGTTCTAATTGTTTTTCGCGATCTTTCATCATAGGAATATACGGTAAATACTGTGTTTGATCTAATAAAACACATAATTGATACAACGTATAAGTATAATTGAAAAAATTCGTACGATTAGCTGGACAATGTACTGCCCATGGTTTTTGTATCTCAATAAAAAGTACACATAAGGTTTCATGTAATTCCTCATTCATAATAGGTGGTTTTATTCCAAAAAGCGAATTAATATATTGAATATGCTCAAA